TCATTGATCGACAAAAAAGCTAGCCACTTTATTAAATACTTGTTTAAAAATTGAGGGCTTCTCAACCACGGGCTTTATTGGATGCTTATCAAGTTTGGCGCTTGACTCTGGCTTAACATCAACAGTCACCGTTTTTTGTGTTGCTTTGTCGACATCCACAGTTATTTGGGGTTCTGTTGAGGTTTGTGAGTTCAAACCATCAATGACTTCATGAGACTGAATATTGGAACTATTATCAGAGGTTGACGCTTCATGGTTATCATCCAGTTTAAGCTGCTGGATTTCTATAGGGTCCCCTAAATATTCGTTTAGTGGAGGTAGGTTTTCTTCAATTTCTTCGACGAAAGGTATGTTAGGTTGGACGCGTGATGAATTTTCGACTGGCGGAACAGTTACCTCCGCTTTTCTGTTAAAGCCCCAATAATTGTTTTCTAATTTTACTCGCTCTCCCGTAAACACATATAGGAACTGGGCATAATCGCATTCAAAAATATGCTTCTCAGACTCATTTTGTTTACCAATAAAGTAAACTGAAGCTACTTCGTTTTTTTTCTGTGCCAGCGCCGCAAATCTCTGAGCTCTTTTCAGTTCATCTACGATTGCATTACGTTCACGATTAGACCACTCGCTACAACATAGCTTTAACTCAAACCATTTTGAACTTTGAGGTTCTTTCACATTTAGAGTTATAGAAATGACGTCCTTAGAGGTGAATAATTCAGAGGTATACCTAAGGTCTGCGTAAAAAATGTGACCCGGCTTGTAAGACTCTATATTGCTCCAATTAAAAATCTGTTGAAACACAGAACGATATTTACCTTTGACATCAGGTAACGTCAATGGCTCCAAGGCGTTATTCTCAACATCTTGCATATAAAAAATTGTTGCCGCTGCGACACTACTTGAAAGCTTACCCTGCCCCTTACCGTTGCCCTTCTTGCCAGTCGAATTACCATTTTCTGTATTTGTTAATGTATTGCCGGAACCGGGTCCACCGTTTCTTTTTAGTTCACTGTCATCTTTTGGTAACGTGATCTCAACGACTTTAGGCAAAACCCAATGCTTTCTGCCTTTAGCGTCAATAGCTTCTCTACCTCCAAATTCAGGTGAGAAGCAGCACCCCATGCTATGTCCATCGAGATACTTATAATATGGCTGATAAACATTATGCTCTTTATATGAACAAGGAATGGCTACGTATCGACAAAGTGGATTGGGACAAAAGTACTTTGATTTTTCAATATATGCTTTTGGAAACTCTTTGAGCATAAAAGCGTATTCAATATTGTCTGATGTCTCATTATATGCTCGATCCATTTATGACCTCCAAACCAAATATTCCAATTTGTTTCATATGTGAGATGGAATTGCAATTTTTATAAAATCAACCAGACAAATATTAGGCATTGATCGAATTCACTGGCGTTACGCATCACGCTCAGTCTTGGTTCTTCCAGCCAGATTGTAAAAATCTTAGGGCTGGTGGTGACCATACAACCCGAAAAATTTTCATTTCGCGCGGTGTGGACTCGTTTGAGAATAAAAGCGGCCCCAAAGAACCTAGATCGTAACAGCACTGTGTAATATTGTTATAAAACAATTAGATAGATAAAAAAGTATGTACTAAGCTTTTCTGTTTGGATATAGTTGTCATGTAAAAAGGAGCGGCATTACCTTTAGACAGAGAAATATTATGAACTTAAGCAACATAGACAATTTTGAGTTTCAAACATCAGACTTCATAGAGCTTCATCTCAAGCAGACAGGTATTAAACTTAGTTGGGATAGCGCAAATGAAATTCTTTCTGAAGTTTGTGCTCCTGCTTCATTATCACCAAGTCTTAAGAATAAAGTCTGGTACAAACGTCCGCCAAGGCCAACTCAAAAAAGAAACTTTATGGGTCAACATAACTCTCGAAAATAACAAATTTTAATTTTTACTATAAATAAACGTCATTCCCCCCTCCGGGGGGATGACGTTAGTTCTTTTTAGGTATCTTCTTTCAAGTAATGCTCTCAGTAAAGAACTGGCCCAACTTGGTGACAAATCACATCGCTTAGCAATAAGTTGCGCTGTCACTTCTTCATGCTGTTTTATCGAATCCAACACCTTTAATTGTGTCTTGCTTAACTTCACCCATTTCACCTGATGTGGGGCATGTCGCGCAGCCGCCACTAAAGCGTGACTAACCTCACACTTTTCCTCAAAATCACCCATACTAATACTGTCCCCTGCTATTCATATTTAAATAGTCTATTAATGATTGATCTAGGTGATCTTTTTGCCATTACAAAATTATTCAAATGTAGGCAAATAACATGACCGCCAGCAATTTTTTAGCCATTGATGATAAGATCTTAATGCTGCAAGTTTTTGCAGTTCAATGTGAGTATGGATGTATGCCTGATCTAGTTTTCCTTTGGCATGGTTGAGCAGCGTTTCACCAACTAGGTAATCTATACCTATATCAGCCCAGATAGTTCTCGCTAGCTTCCTTAGGTCATGAGCACACCATTTACCCTTTGATACCGTTTTAACTAACTCCGTAGCGCTGACGCGAGATATTGGTGCTTTATCTTGTTTGGTTTGTGGAAAGACATGGTTACCCTTGTAATAGTTAGCTAACTGCCATGCTTTAAACGCCTTTAACAGTTCGACCATCTCGTCTGTTAATGGGTAAATAACCTCTCGTTTTGTCTTCGTATCATACTTAGGGATTTTCCATCGCTTAGTTTTGAAACAGACGTTGCACCATTTGGCCTTACGCGTTTCACCAATACGTGAACCATGGCTAAGCATCAGTAGACCTAGAACTCGGGCAAAAGGCTCTGATGTGCAAAGCCCTTCCAATAACTCTTGAACATCGCCTGGTTTAAGGCTGCATCCCTTTGCTTCAATTTTGGCCGTGATGAAATCTGTAAACACCATATCGGTTAATGGGTTATGCCCTATCATCTTTAACTTCTTCGCCTTTTTGAAGGCAACCTTTAAAGCCTGAAAGATAGATCGAATATAACTGATTGAGTAGTTGTTCTCCCTTAGCGGTTTCATCAACAACTTCTCAATTTTCCGATGAGTCAGCTCAGCAATTCTTTCCCCATGCAGTCTGGGCACGAGGTGAAGGTCAACCATACATTTGAGCGAGATGATCCGCTCTGCAGATAAGTGCTGTGACCGGTTCTCTCTGTCTAGATGCCAAACCAACAACTCATCAACAGTTTCAAACTCATTAAATATCGCTCTTTTGCCCTGAGCGAGATCTAAGACGTAATAATTGAGTACATCAAACACATGAGTGGCTGAAAGGTTCGGGTACTTCCCTAGCGTATGAGGCCTCTGAGCACCGTCTTTATATTCCATATAAACCCACGAACCCTGATCTCGATTCTTACGAAAACGCAAGTAAAGCGAATAACGCTCATCTTTCAACTGCGTCACTCTTGGGTCTTTCGAGTACTTTCTAATTTGCGCTTCGGAAATCTTACAGCGAACAGTAGCGGCATGATGAACACCGGCATTCAACTTAATCATTTTATTCTCCCGTTAAGGTGGCTTTAATACTCATGCGCCTTGGTTGTAAGCCTTGGCCTGAAAACGAAACGCTGTCTATTGAGCACGTTCCTTGGAATGCACCAGGGAAAGAGCTATCGAGAATCAATAGCCCCTCCGCAAATACCGCTGGGTTCGGCGGCGCTTCGATACTGAGCTTTCGTCCCTCTCGCTGCATTCGTCTGAGTTCGCTCGCGCATGCCTGCTCTGCTTCTTGTTGACTGTTTCTGTCTTTACCTATCGATTTAAATGGCGCCTTACCTTTTCTCACTTCCTGTCGAGTGCCGTCCTCAGTCGAAAGATAAAATGCCTTAACACCGGCGACATCCGTTCGTCCATCGAGGTCGATACTCACGTTGATGAAATTCGGAAGTTGTGGCTGATTACCACTGGCCTGCGATAACGTGATGGTTTCAATGTCTTTGCCACTGGCGCTTCTGGCTTCCCCCTTGGGAGCAAAAATAAAGCGACCATCGATAGGTTTAGCGACAGCATCATATTGCTTAGCCAGCCGGTACAAAAACGAAGGCGCACTTTCATCAGTGCGATCGACATGCGCGATTTCAATTTTTTGTAATCTCGGATGCACAAAAGTTTGAAAGCCATGAGGGGTCACATTATCCGCAACAACTTGAGCCAGTGTTGTCTTGTCCCAGCTCATCGATTTACGCTCTCGATAACCGGTTTCATCTTTAATACTGAAAGGGGCGACAGACAACACCAAAGTCACTTCTCGGGGATGTAAGCTGATGGAACGTTTCGATATTTGAAATTCATCACGCAGCACTTCACCCAAATAGACTGAGTACTTTTCTCCCTTCGGGGGAATGCCGTCAATGTCATCAGAGTTGATCGTTAAAGAAAGGCTATCCCCCTCAATCCCGTTGCCATCAGATAGACGCCACGATTTAAGGCGAGCCAATAACAGTTCGCTATTTTTGCCGACTAGTTTGAACATTAGTCCCAAGACCTCGTAACAGATTGAGTGGGTTTCACCGTAGATATTTCAGGAATATGGACATGGGTATCTGCAGTGAAGGCATCACCACGGACATGCGGATTAAGGCGATAAAACGCGATCTCTAACTGATCGCTGTCTTGACCTGTTTGTTTAAAGAGTAAATCAGTGATTAATTCCCCTTTACGCGCAAATATTTTCATCCACGGTACTCCAAGAGCTGCAAAGACATATCCGTCACCATGGCGCGCCCATCATGAATAAGCTCACTGCGCCCCTCTTTAATCTGTTTGATCGTCCAACGGCCCAGGTTAAAACCTTGACCGTCACTCACTTGTTGAGGCTCATCAATCAAGGCACGAATCACGTCCACGGACTTAGCGGCGCTGTATTGAAGCCACTTTGCTGTAACATCTATCGTCTCAAGTGGTCTGCCCGTTCGCTCTGAACGCGCATTATCAATGAGGCCGACTTCGGAGTAAGCGCCTGCCGTTGTTCTATCAAACTTCGTTATGGGCGTTTTATCTCCAACCGAAAACACGAACTCCCCAATCACTAAATGATGCATGGTTATCCTCTATCAATGGCTGACACGTTAATGGAATCGTCGATGGTAAGCCCCGTTAAAGAGTCATATTGGGACTTCATTTGCTGGTCAATTTGAGCGGTAACCTGGGCTGCAATTTTCTGTTCATCCATACCTGGTGCGGCCTGAATAGCGACATCAGTTTTAAAGATGACATTGGGGGTTTGACGGATGAGAGATTCGTTTTTTTCTTTCTCGACTAACTTTTCAGATACCGTTTCCGAAGCCATGAGTTTATCGTCGGGCGAATCCAGCTTATCGCCAAACCATCCCCCTAAAAACTCACCACCAAGATCGCCTAATAACGAACCGGCTAAACCGCCTATCACAGTACCGACACCAGGGAAGACCATTGTTCCGATAGTCGCGCCAAGACTGGCCCCTCCTATGCTGCCAAGTAGCCCACCACCTTCGGCCAAGGCGGTTTTGGTGTCGCCTTCGGTGACGGCCGTTGCGATATTGCCGGCACTGATCGCCATATCAAGCGGCCTAAGTAATTTGCCTAAGCCTGCTTTACCCGCACCTTGAGCCACATCACCGGCGAGCGCAATGCCATCTTGCGCCATCGCAACGCTTGGCATCATCGCTAATGCGCCACCGCCTAACGATAATGGCAAAGCGCCCCGGTTGGCCGTCATCATTGTGCTCGCCATGTTGTAAGCTCGAGCAAGCGGGTTTCGTGAACGTAACTTACGTGGAGGGATTCGGCTTTTTGACCGACGACCACTGGCACCCAAACCACCGCCACTTCCTCTCCCGCCACGACCAGAGCCCATGCTCATCATGGCTCGGTTTAGCCGGCTAAGTTGTTTCGTTGCAAAAGCCGCTGCTCGGCCACTTTGTTGGGTTTCTCGATTTAAGCCCTTTCGAAACAAGCGCCCTTTATCGAGGGTATTACCAAAGATAAGGGAGGCGGCTTTGCCTGCTAACATCGCGCCTTTAAACGCCAATAAGCCAGCAACACCAATTCCAACCGCAGCCGTAACGCCCTGGTTAGCTTCGGCAAAATCCGCCAATAGATTGATGCCATCACCTAATGGCTCAAGTACCCAATTGAGCGCAGGTAAAAGAGCGGTACCAACGATCACGCTTAAACGGTTCACCTTGTTGATGAACTGAGAAATGCCGTTTTCACTGGTGTTTATTCGCGCCTCATATTCGTTTTGTAATGACTGAATATGTACGTCTTGCCCTTGCTTAGCTAACTTGAGCGTTTTACGAAATAGATCCGTGTTACCCGCCAGTGAAGCCACAGCCCCTTTCGCTTCTTCACCAAAGATTTGAGTGATTAATGCACTTTGCTCTTCTAATGGCGCATCTCTTATGGCTTCAAGCACTTGCAATAACGTCCCCGAAGCATCGTTTTGCATTGATGTGGCGAGTTCTACTGAATCGAAACCTACGGTTGATAACGCGGTTTGCTGCGCTTTGGTTGCTGCGCCGCCAAGAGTGAGGCGACCTGAAATATTCTTAAGTGCGGTTGCAGAGCGTTCTTCCCCCATACCTGCAGACAGCATCGACGCCGAAAGCGCCGCGGCTTCATTAGCGGAGAACCCCGCCATTTTGGCAGACGCGCCTTGCCTAGCCATTACGCCTGCAATGTCGTTAGCTTTCGCATTCGAGTTGTTCGATAAATGGTTGGCAAGGCCAGCAAGGCCCATCGCACCATTTTGATCTAACCCTAATGCGGCTTTAAATACCGCGAGGGTTTCACCCGCTTGGCCTGCTTCCATATCGAAAGCGACACCCATTTGTGCAGAATCGAGCACGAACTGTTTTAACTCGGCTTTGTCTTTGATGCCGCTTTGCCCACCAGCTGCCAACATGGCGTTGATGTCATTGGCGCTCATCGGTGTTTCAGTAGAGGTTCTTAGCGACCAATTACGCATGGCATCTGCTTCTTCAGGGGTCATATCGACCACCTTTTTCACATCAGCAAACGAGCTTTCGTTCTTTACTGCCGACCACACCGTCGCTGCTATTGGTGCAGCAGCCATGGTAAGCGACGTCGCTTGACCGCCAATCTCACTCAATTTTGCATCGCGAGTATCAATTCGTGATTGAATTGATTTCATCTCTTTCAAGTGACGGTTTTGTTTGGCGATTGCCGCTGTGGCCTTTTCTGCCTGAGCTTCGAGCTTTCTTTGCTCATCACTCATACGGCCAGTATTGATCCCAGACTCTTTTAACGCGGCGCCCAGCCCTCTGAGTTTATCGCGCTGCTTGTTTTGGCTATCAGTTAGCTGGGTAACCCGTTTACCTGCCGCTTTATAGGCCGCATTCAACTCATTGGTTTTCACCTTGCCCTGGTGAATCTCATCGTTAAACGAATCTAGCCGTTTTTGCGCTTCGTATAACCGATTCTTTAAATCAATGGCCCCTTCGCCCGAGGTCTTTTTCAATTGAGAATTGAGGCCTTTTATCTCCGCTTGTGTCTTACTGTATTCAACCCGAAGACCCGAAGTTCGCTGTTTGTTGTCTTCCAGTTCTTGACTAAGGCGAGTCACCTTTGCTTTAGCATCATCAAGCTGACCGGCTAACTTAGCGGCTCGCTTGCTGGCAGACTCAAAACCATTTAATTGTTTGAGCTTGCCATTAAGTGAGATCACCTCTCCACGCTGGCTTTCAAGTGCCGCGGTTAACCGCTCTGTGGCTGTGGTCGTTGAAACAATGTCCTCAAGACCATTGACGGTGGTATTCAGAACGAGGTTAATTTTCTCGGACATTATTTCACCCCAAGTTTGGCGAGAATAAGCTCATAACGACGCACCGCGACATCTTGTGGCCATCGCCTTAGTTCAGACTCCGATGTATTTCGGTGCATTGGAACGAGGTCGATTAGGCTCTCAACGTCATCGGGCGAAAGTACGCCGCCGATTGTTGAAAAAAAGCGCCCACCTGCGGTTTTAGCGCCAGATAATCATTGATTGAGAGAAAATCAAGATCGGACCTTTGCAAGCCCGTGATCACCTCAAACATGAAATCTTCACGCGCTCGCTCTTCGGTAATGTCCGCCAACGCTTCGGAATGCGCGACTTTAGGAATGGCAAACTTCACCTTATTAATCTTGTCACCTACTTCATTTTCGAAAGGATGCAGCAAGGCAAACTCTACCGACTTACCATTAAGCTGTTCACCCTGCAGTTCATCTGATGGTTTTAGAATCAAATCACAGATGTCGTCATAGAGCTGATTGAAGTCAGGCACCGCTAAGGTTTCGAACTCGTCTTTGGTCACATCACTGCACGCCATAATCACGGCTTTACGTTGTTCGAAGAGCTGTTTAGCCGTGAGTTCTTGTTCGGCTTCGATGTGCGGCAGCTTACGGAACTGCGCAACAGGGATCGTTTTAAGGGTCACGCTTTCACGCGAGAAAAAAGTCAATTTGCTTTGATTTTTCATGAATTTTTCCCATAAAAAAAGCCACCCGATTTGGGTGGCTTAGGTTTTGATTGGGTAAGGTTAGTGAGAAGGCGATGTGCAGATCTGCATATCGCTCACTTCTCGAACGATCTCTTTCGCTTGCTGAGCCCTTAACCATTGAGCTGGTGAAGAGCCTGTCGTAGAAACCGTCATAAAACCCATCATCTCATCATTGGTAGATTCCGGTTACACGCTCCCGTACGACTGGGATGTGGGTGGCTTTACGATAGCTTGGGAATAAACTCTTTTGCGCAAAGATAACCAATAGTTATTCGCATTAACAAACTCAAAGCTGTCGAGCAAAACAAACGACCATTTCCCATGCCACTGGTCGAGGTGTATCAACACCTCTCCTAACTAATACCCGCCGTCCCCATCAAATCCACACCGCCAACGACGGTCTTACCCGTATCGACATTAATGTCGTGAATGACAGTACCCGTATCGGTGAGTTTGTATGCTTTACAGGTACCTTCAATGGTTACGGTTGGCTTTTCTCCCATCTTCACTGCATCTTTTTTGATGTTGGTGATTGGCCCGTACATCGAGTAAACCTCTTGGTACTTCGCCTGATCGGTGTCTTTTCCTTTTTCCGTCACGTTAATTTGAGCGTTATCCATAAAGAAGCGGCCAAGGGCATTTTGGATTTTTTGGTGATCACCACGTACTTTAAGCGTCCACTTAAGCGGCTCAAAGCCCACGACATCTTCAGACTCGACAAACGAGCCCTCGTTTGACACCGTCTTGGTTTTAATATCAACCGGAATGAACTCCACGATTTCGTTCATCAGTGGCACAGATTCAATCTGCGCCGAGAGCCGCATGCGAATACGATCAGCCATTGATGACCTCCTCTAGCCACGCTTCGATAAGGCCGTTGTCTACACTCATTTCATAGACCATGTGCTCATTTGGAGCATAGCGACCATAGTTAACACACAAGTACCAACGCCCAGAGGTATAATTCTCTAGGTTGTTTTTGCTTGGGTGCAGGAATGCTTTAAATACTGGGATAACGCCCTGAGCCACCAAGTTTTGGCCCCAGTTCGTTAAACGGTCAACAACTTGATCCATGAACTCTTCGGTAAGCTGCTTACCCATCAGCGGTTGGCTGGTTTCTTCCAGCTTACGCGCCATCAAATCTTCCAAACCGACATAAGAGAGAAAGCGCCCGGTATTAGAGCGGTTGCCAATGATAGACATTCCCCCCATTCTTGTGCGAGCAATCGTCACCACACCATGCTTATTCAGGAAATTGGCTTGAGTGGTTTTATCGTTGATTTTGTATGAAACATTACGAGCAGTTTCATCACAAAGCACCCCTCGATTTTGCGGACTCTCCCAGCCTTCAACTGAGGCCATCGCTGCCACCAAAGCAATAGAAGCAGGCATAAGAGATTGCACGCCATCATAGGTTTTCAAAAACCATGGGTCGATAATCGACAACTTATCTTGTCCTGTCCCTTCCGATCCAAATTCAGCGGCGAACTCTGCAGCTTCCATATCATTCGTATTTGGGCCATCAAGAACCGGACGACAGCGAACGTCACGACCAATAAGCGCCAGCTTTTGACCCACGGCTTTCGAGTTAAAGCCTGGCGCCGCGATGATGGTTGGCGTTTCTGCACACGCCTTAACGGTTTCAAGGCCGGTGATCGCCCCTGTAGAACTGTTTACCCCGCCGATAATATTCGCTTCAGTCACTGAGACTTCCGCATTGGCTTCCACAATCGTTACGTACACAATGCACTTAACGTATTCAAGTAAGTAGCGAATCACATTAGGCAATGTGCCTTGCCTGGTCCCAACGCTATCAAGCGATAACATCGCATGACTGTAATTCCATAAACGCGTTGGCTCGTTATAACTCAAGCCCGTATTCTTATTTGGCGCGGTACCAATTAAATGAACCACCTGCAATGCAAGTGGTCCCATGCTTGGTTGAGGCTCAATGGTGTTAACTTCTACCCCATTGAGTTCAAAATCTTGGATTGGCGTGAGCATTACTTGCCCTCTTTTTCTGTGAATTTAGACGACACCTTGACTTCAATCGCTGGCCCTAATTTCCCGTTTTGGATAAGAAAGGCCGTTTGTTGAGGCAAAAGATGGATAGTTTTTTCATTTGGAGACACCCAACGACCATTCAATCGAAACTCTTTGATGATCGGGTATTCCAATGTTTTTACTTTTGATTTCTGCACAGAGAAACGCTCCAATAAAAAAGCCCTTCACATTGCTGCAAAGGGCTTTGTCTAGGTACAAAAAAACCGCCTTATTAGAAGCGGTTTATTGGGTTGGCTTTTCTGGCCAAATGACGTCATTTGGATTGGAAAAGTTTTGAGGTAAATCACGAAGCGCTTGACGGTACGCTGCAAACGCAAGCTTCTTTTCATCTGTAATTGGAGCATCACCCACTTGAGTAAAATCCGTCTCCATAAGCTTTGAATGACGCTCTGCTCGAATAAGTTCCCATAGAGCCTCATGTTCAGCCTCTAGGCAAATCTCTGAAGCTCGATCTTCACTAAAGCCCATTTCAATCAAAATTCCAAGTTCTGCAGGCACATTGTAAAGTGTCTCTCCATTAGAATAAGCCAACTCTTTGATATAGTAACTCATGTCGCCCTCAGTCTTTTCTTGCATAACGTTTATCGTAATCTAACGTATAAGCTAGACGATGCTCTTCATAGTCAGAGCCAAGAAATGGATCATCGATATGATACGCCTTAACTTTCCATTCAATTTCAAAATTTGCAGGTGAAAATATTCCTGCTGACACTTCCCCATCCTCTCGGCTATACCAGAGCTGGCCATCGAAACTTTTTCTTACGTGATAAGTCAGCCCACCTCTGAGGTAGCACCCACTTCGCCAAGAATGGGCTACGACCTGCCCGGATTCATACCCTGCATATAAAGGCTTAACATTGCTAATGGGGCGAGCAATACATTTCATACCAAACTGAACTGCTCGGACAGTTTTTCGGTAGGTTTGAGAAAATCGTTTGATGGTCAGGTAATTTGCATCCCCACTCCAGAAAGATCCCACACCTTCTATTTGCAGATTTAACCCTGCAATAAAAGCCCCTTGCCCGAAAGGAGCCAGATTTCGGTCTTCCGAAGACCCTCTTGAAATAGTGATTCGTGAGCACCCCTCTTCATTATCTGGCATTCTCCACCAGACTGGATAAAAATGGTCGGTACTCAACCCCGTTAAATCAATCACCGACTTATAGACACTTTGACCATTGATATCTTTTGCTTGAACGTCATCACGCCAACGATCAAAGCTATCTTTGGCTTCAACCACTTTTTGATCAATCTCCCCCATTTTTCCTGCAACTTCTTGCGACAACGCTTGTGAAGCTGCTGTCTGCTCTGCCGAAGTTCGCTGTAAATCTGTAATCTTTTGTTCGATACTCATTAACCTAGCTCCGTTCTTAGCCGCTCACTAAGCAACAAATGCTGATGAGCTATTTTAATTTGTGTTGTTCCCAAAGAGATCGTTGTGATAGCAGTGGTCAGCACCTCTTCAGACATCAGTAAATTCACATTCTCGGTCCCGACCTCGATTGTCACGCTGCTGCTCGGCAGTGGCGACACATCCAGTGTGAATTTCTGTAACCAACTCGAATTCGCCGATTTGTATGTCAGTAATGTATTCGGGGCTGAATACACCGCCAACAAAGTACCGGATTCTAAAAAGAACCCCACTTCACGAACCTCATATTCTTGGTTGCCTTTGAATACGGCGCCCATTCTCAATTGTGTTGGGCTGAGCTCCTCCCAATCTAAAATGACTTCGCGTTGAAGTTCGTTTTTCAACGCCTTCTGATCTGTCGTCGGTGTATAACTACGATCACCAACGGCAATGTATTTAATTGCCCCTTTTAGCCCTTGGTGACGAGCGCTAATAAGCTCAGCGAGCCCCGCATCGGTGTATTGCACGACATAACTCATGCTACTGCTCCAAATTCAAAATCAGTTGTAAAAATTAGGCGTGTGGCTGCGCACCAATACAGAGGAGCAAAGCCTGATGAGGCTTTAATGTTACCGCTGCAGTGATCGTCTTTCGCAATGACGCTATTTTGCTTCACCGCTGAAAATTCAAACCCAAATTCAACGCCAAGGGCCATAATGAAATCAACCGTGTCTCGCTCAGACTTAGTGCTCTCAATACGACTTAAGACTCGGGTTGTCGCCGCCTTATCAAGCGGCTGGTTCCGTTGCCATGCGATACATTCAATATGATACGGCGCGTGTCTTGGTTGCATTTGATGCCAAGGTGTCACTTCCACATCACAATCAATCGCATCCAATGCAATAGACAAACCAAATCGCGTTCCTGCTTTTCGATGAATATCAAACGCCTTATCCACCGTTTTACGTTGACTTTCTAGCGTGTCTTTTGGCTGCCAATCCGTTACACCTCGCTCACCCGCAAGCAAAGCCACAAAGGTTTTCTCCGTCAATAAGGGTTGTTTGAGGTTAGGGTACGGACAAAAATTGGATTGAATCAGCTCAGTCCAGGCAAACTCTAAAGCCTCTTCAATAAGAGAAGCATTATTGGGCTGGACCGATATAAACGCCTTATTCAGATCGGACATTCACCATCACCTCCGTACAATGTGGCGCTTCATCCCAAGCGCACACCACATCCACTGCCGGTGCTTGAACCTTGGCCCGTTTCGCACCCAGCTCATAAAAGATATGGCCCACTTCTTCCCGGTCAATAATGCCGCCAAGCCTTTGTGCTTTTTCGGCAAACTGCCAAGCCACAACGACCGCCGACGCCTTTTCGACCTCATTGTTGGGATCCGCTCCTGTAAAAAGCGTCACTTCAATTTGATAAGGTTTAGGCGTTGCCGCTTTTACCGTGACCTCATCCGACTCTTGCGCGATGTCATCGCGGTTTAAGTATTGCCTTGCTCTTTCAAGCAAGGCCGCACTTGGAACACCATTGGGTGATGTGCGGCTTAATAACGCCACACAAACTTTGCCTGAATTAGGTTCTAGCATCCTAGCTTGCGCATCTTTGATAGGATTAGGTAAGGAGGTTTCAGGAAACTCATAACGCATTACCAGAGCATCTTTTTCAGAATTCACCGTAATGGTTGGCCGCTCTTCTAAAGTCATAGCATGAAAACGATAACCAAGCCGAGTGCCCGTGGTATGAAACTGGAAAGGCGCTAAATCAAAACGTTGAAGCAGGCTTTCATTAGACTCCATGACTACAGGCTTTGCGGGAAAAACAGTATCATCACCGGCTTCTATGACCTGACGCTTTAAACTGTATTGCAACGCCAACAGATCCACCATTTCGGTATCGGTTACGTACTTACGAAACATCTGCAAAGCTTGATGATTCTGCTCTCGTATTTCAGCGGTTCGTTTTAAGACAAACGCTTGTGTCACCTGAGCGAGCAGCTCACCTTGATTATTAAAGGCCTCGCGTAATTGTTTCGCTTTATCTTCATCTCGCTGAACGCAATATTCCACCGCAAAATTGATGTATTCATTCAGCAAAGATTCAAAGTTTGGCTCAATGAAAGCTTGAGGTTTATCGCTCATAATGCCCCACTCAATTGCAGAGGTTCACCGCGCCATGTTCCCGAGACTTTCACTCTGAATCCATTCAAGTGTGGGAGGGCTTGGCACTGAATGCCTTGATAGTCCGTTAACCCATTCAATGGATTGGATAAAGCCTCTAACGTTAGATTTTGAACTATCATGGCTTCGGTGGGTGTCTGCTGCTTTCCCAAACGCGAAACCGCTCGATTGCCAACACCTCGACGTTTTACTCGTGAACTGACTTCTGTCGTTAGTACCTTTGCAAAACGACAGCTCAAGGCGCTGGCACCGGTTACGGTTTGTCCTGTTTTGGGATCAATACCAATCATTGTTGTTGCTCCGTTGGCTTGGTTTTCGCAGGACCAGGAAGTATGCCTGGATGCTCATGTTCGTTATAAATCTCTCGGTCAGCTTGCATCGAACGAGTATGATCGGTGACCTCTCCCGTTGCTTGATAATCCCCATCTTGCCAAGTATCACCATAGATCTTCATGCCCCCTGGATACCGGCAAATAAGAGAGCCGTCATCGAGGTTATAAAGCTCTGACATGCCGTTACCGTAATCGGTCATCACCTCGTTCTCTTTGACTGTTGGGCTTTGAAAGTGAGTAGAAGGTAATCCCATTAACGCCACGGCATTGTTTAAGTTGTCACCGCTTCCCAAATTCATCAGCAAACACTGCTCGTTAACTGAAGGGCGCCGATAATGGCTGACCCTTCCTGCCGCAAGCACAAAAAAAGGGATCCTCTTTACAAGATTATCCCCTGTCTGAATATCGACGGTGTTAGCCTCTGCTTTCACAACAACACCTAGGCGCAGTAGATTGGCCGAAGCGCGATTGTTCTCTTCTAACTCTTCATGTAATTCAAGAACCTTCTTCTCTAATGCGCTCACATGTTTCATCAGCTTGGTTAGCATGGTGGGAACCCCCATCAATGTAATGCCAGCTCTCTTCTACTGGGCCTAATCGAATACGCTGCTTCATCGTCACGGTTCGTGCAAACACCCCATTTTTTGGATCAAATTTGCTAGGAAGATTAGACACCACTACCGCACCGTCTAAATCGCTCGACGCACCAAATTGTTGATTCAACAATTCTCGCTCTACACGCGTTGAAGCGTCCAACGCTTCCAAATCAAACCCATCCATGGATATAGGTACTTCAACCAAGAACCTCAATTCAATGTCATGAAGGTGACGCCCGTCGTTGGCATATTCATTCACCGGCTCGGCCTCACCAATGTGATAACTGATGGTGGTGTGGGCCAACTCCACCGCTTGGCGTCGATAAACAGTATCGACCTTAAGCGTAAGCCGCTGCTCTAAGTGATTGACCACCAATAAGACCCACTCACGCGGCGAGCGAAAGAACGTGTTTGAATTCACGATGAAAAAACGCCTCAAATTTACGATTAATATCGGGTAAGTAGTTCTCAACAATCGAATCAACATCATCCGCAATATCGATGTCGACTCTTTCTATGGGAGATCTCGACTTACCGCGCCTTCGCCATACCAAGAGTTCATCGCTATCCATCGGAGAAATAAACGCGCCAGCAAAAAAATGCTCACCCACTCGGACACCTAAGCGGTTTTGAACGGGCTTACCCAGTCGGTGAACACCAATATCACGAACACCAATCCACAGCTTCGACACGCGACCGTTTTTGTACACTCGAAATCGCGAACGCAGCGCTTTGTTATCAATACTGAGCTCATAGCCAAGCTCTGCCATCGATACCCCTCGTAACCATCGAGAGGTGAGCGAAGCCGCGCGAAGTACTGCTTTCGGAATTTCTTCTGAAAACGCTTCATAACGACGAATAAACTCAGTATCTAAAAGCAATTGGGAACGACTAAAATTCAGACCACTCATGCTGCGCACCTTGGGGATCTAATACCAGGACATATTCCCTCATAAGCTGACTCGTGCCGTTGGGACTTTTAGCCGCTGTATCAAAAACTAACCGGTACCGTTTATCGCGATAAAGCAAAGTACAGCTTTCAGGGAGCTCAGAATCCGTAGCCAGTAAATACACTTGATTCACGCCCTTCTCGTGACTTCGGATGTATCCGATCACTTCAATCTGCTTTCCTTGTGGCGTCATCAAAAAAAGAGGACGACCAAAACAGCGTTGGATAGATTGACGAATAAGACGCCGAGCCGATTCAAACTCACTCATCACGAGTCGTTAGTCACAAACTCAGTGAGTACACCGCCAGTCAGAAGCACCCCACCATCAATGAACACCCCAACCGGTTGAGATACGTCCCCCGATGCCGTGGGCTTTGTCTTGGTAAACTCACCGTTTTTAAAGTAAGCCGCTTCGGATGCAAAGCTTACGCTATCACCGGCTTTAATCGGGCCATCAAAATGACCTTGTGTGTAACACACCACCGTCTCACCAGCTTTTGCCGTAAAGTTGGGCACCACTAATAAAGCTCCAAGTAGACAAGGGACATCTTTCTTAAAACCACCCGTTGGCACGGTCGCCACAATCTTTTTCCCATCGCTTAAACGCATATTGTCACCATTAAAAAGGGCGAGCAATGCTCACCCTGTGAATCAAATCAAACTGTTCTTCCAAGCTTTACAAAGGTCGCTTGGGCAATACCACGGCGATCCAATACCTTCGACATTAAGTCGTAAGTAATGCGGAACTTGGCACCATCGCTGCTCCAACCGTCGCCCGTTTCTAGCCATGGGTCTTGCTGGCCATCTAAGAAGCCCATCACTACGGTATCAAAGTCTTTACCTGTTAGTGCCAGAGCGCCATTCACCTCGCCTAAACGCGCAGTTTCAATCACCTTACCGAATTTTCTATAAGCCGGGTTAAAGGCATCCGGTTTACTCGCCGTATTCAAAACCGCTTCAAACATTGAGGCATGGTCTGGACTCGCAATCAGAACCTCACCACGAAGATCTAACGCATCGCCTTGCCCTGCTTCACCACTGAGTGGGATGGTGGTTGCTGTCGCAAATACCTTATGCAGAGCCATAATCATCGCCGCGTAATCGCCTGCTGGAATGTCATTGATAAAGTTACCCCAGTCTTTATCTTCACCTACTTTAAAGACATTGCCACCATCGGCCATCTTGCCCGCGAGGATAGCGTTAAACATAAGCTTGTCTGACAGACGATAACCGGACTGCATGAATTTACGAGGCACCTTCGCCACTAAGCCAATTTCATCATTAATGATGGCATGACGAGTAAACTGGATTTCACGCCCAAAGGTCGCAAGCTGAATGCGCTCACCGCTGCCTTTTAAGACCGCCGCTTTGTATTCACCATCTTCCGATATTTTCATCAAATCCGGCGCGTCATTAACCATCACTAGCTCAGTTTCACGAAAATCCGTCAGGTTCTCTACGTTAGCCAGTTCACGCCACATCGGGGCTCTTGCTTGCGCTTCATCACGCATCACGGTTCGGATACCTTCGGTGATGATGTCGCCAAAATCACCAGAGTTAAACGCTCGGTTCACCAATTCATTCTTGGTGATGGCGCTTCGAGCATTCACATCGAGGCAAGCACGCGCCATGTTCAGTAATGACTCATGACCGAACGCGTTGTCTTTTTCTAAATCCGCAACACCACAACGTGCATTCAACGCATTTTGCAGTTCGTCTTTGACATGGTTACCGTTGCTAAGTCTCATGTGTGTGGCCGTCAGATTCGCTTCAGGCTCTTGTTGACCTGCCGCTGATTGGCTGCCAATACTTTCTAAAATCTTAGTGGATGCCTGTCCCACTGAGCACGATAAGTCAGCCAACATTTCATTGGTGAGTGCCTCGCTGACTTTATGTTGAGAACACAACGCACGAATATCTGCTTGGCGTTGGTTCTCTGCTTTTACAGCGTTTTGTAATTCTTCATTTGGTTTCGGCATGTCGCTTACCTGCTTAGGTTTGTTTATTTGAGGTTCATTTGGCTGAGCAGACGCTGCCAAAGGTATCGGTTCATTCGCCTTTTGCGTTAGCGAATTCATCAACTCGGCTGGCGCTTGTTTGAAATTCTTAAAATCAGATTCATCGAGGTTTTGTAATGCGTTACTAAGGTCGACCGCTTCAACCACCTCATCAACAATCCCCCACTCTTTAGCGGCTTGCGCGGTGAACCACGTTTCTTTCTCCATGGCAGTCAGTACCTCTTCAAGAGGTTGACCCGACTTTTCAGCGTACGCTTCAGAAATGGTCTTGGTCGCCGCTTGCAACTGTTGAAACGCTGAGTTGATTTCCTTCTCACCGCCCCACGCTCCGATAGTAGGGTTATGGATCATCAACATGGCATTTTCAGGCATACGGATAGAGTCACAGGCAAGCAGGACATAAGTCGCAATGCTCGCGGCCATGCCATCAACAATGCCCATCACCTTTCCTTTATGCGCCTTCAGTGCGTTATACATTGCAAGACCTTGGTAAACGCTGCCCCCACCACTGAGCATTCGCAATTCAACCTCTTTATTGTTGGCCACTTGCAACGCCGCAATGATTTCCATTGCATCAATATCCCAAGCACTGATATCTCCATGCACCCAAATCTTAATCACATCGGCTTCGTTCTTAAGCGTGTACCAGCTATTCTTTGGTTTTGGCATTGTTTGCCTCTTCTTTTTGATTGTTGAGCTTCACCGCATGAGCAGGGTCCGACGTACTCACGATGTGCATATCGTTCATTTGTTGACGTTCAGATTGAATTTCGCGACGAGTCGACAACGGGTTAATATTACGTTCACGTTGTGCATGACTTAAGGAATGCAAACCTAAACGGGTTCCTTTTTCGACGCCTACCATTTCTTTGCTAGGGTCAATCCATGGCATCACTGGCGCCTGATAGATCGCATTAAAAATAGAGTCTCGCTTAACCCCTTCGGGGATGTTGACTTCACCGGCTAACATCGCCATCTGCAAAGCATGTCGATACTGTGGACGAGTCCAACCTAAAACGAACTTTCGCTGCAGCACTCGATAACGACTGAACGAATCGATTAACTCTTGGCGCTGAGCGGAATAACTGCCGTTGCTATAGTCTCGGGTGACGCTAGAGTTGTTCACTCCTGCACCGCCACTGGCTAATCGAAGCTGGGCATTTCGAAAAGGGCTGCTCATGGTTTCTTTTCGGTTGTTCTCCACCACCCCTGCATCTTCACCGGGTGCCAGTTCAAACGAATTTCCCATCCCTAAAAACAAATCGCCGCCGCGATCGAACGCGTCCGTTGTATTTGAATTCAATGTCGGATCTCGTTTTATGTAATAAGCAAAACGACTCGCTATCTGGGCACTAATACGCTCAGATTGGTCGTAATCTTCGATGTCATCGACCAAATCCAAAATGGAATGCAAAAGGGAAATGCCACGGTTTTGATGAAAACGCCGAGTAAACTTTAAATGGCAGACAAACTGCGCATCGACATCAACGAACTCAAACCCTCTTGAGTCTCTCTGAATCAAATAGCTCACAGCCTGCCCGAGCTTGTTTCGCTTGATACCTTCAAACAGCCCTCCTTCAGCTTCCGTTATGTGGGAAGGAATAAAATCAGGCTCAAAGGGTTGCACCGCAAAGGGCGTCTCTGTTGGGTAATTCAAATCACTGTGCTTACCCATGAACATTCGACAAAACACCTCGCCATCACGAAACCATGTTCGACCCGCAAGCCACTCCGTTTCCGCGCGAGAATGTTCAGCATCGATGTTTTGATTTAAAGAAAAGTTCTCCCACCAGGTCATGATCGCCTGAGCGCATTCGACATGCACTTCCCCTTTGTGGTTTAGAGGCTGAGGCTCCACCATGATGCCATTCGGACCAATCACATTGGCGCAAAGCTCATCCAAAATGGCCGTAACAAACGGGTTATTTTCATCCATATGTCGGGCACGTTGATACACCGCTTTCGCGCCTTTGTTCAACGAATTGGCATCGCCTTTTGATTGTTTATTTGTCTTTTTGGTGTGCGGATTACGGGGAAGTGCTGCATTGTATTTATTCAAAAGCCGTCTGTCGTAGGCACGTTCCAACCCTTTCCTAGGACTGAATATGGCCACGAGCTTGTCGAGCAAGTTTTGGCTACTCAAGATAATTTCTCCGTATCATAGAGCGTCGTCCCCCTTGAACTTGCAGAGCGATAATGCGCTGCAAACGCTCTATCTCTTTACGCACCGTCGCTAAACTCGCCAAGGTCAACTCTTCATCTTCTGCCGTCTTCACCGACTGCTGCTGTAAGATTTTCTGTTCGGCTTCGAGGTACCACTGCAAACGTTCTTGATTGGTCGGTATCACTAAACTCATCCGAAAATACCTCTTGAGTGGTTATAACGTTTCTTAGGCTTGCGCTCGAAAACAGGCTGTAAGTCAGCATCAATCACATTCGGGTTAATCTGCCATTCAGACGCCCAAGGGGGTGCGCTTTCCCAATGAATGTCATCACCACCAAGAAAGTGCATCCCCGCTTCGGCATACGCGCATAAATCAAAACTTTCGTTACGCGTCTTATCAGGGCAAATCCATTGGCCTTTTTCATCGATGAATTCCGCCGTCAGTTCATCAAACCACTCTCTTTCCGCCCATGCGGGCAAATGGAAATACCGAGAGCCAAATTCTTCACGGGAATAGCTCGCCACCACACGGTTTTTTAGTCGATTGGTGTGCAGCAATAATAAAGGGATCTCACCATGCGCCAGTTTGCTGCGCTTATCTGGGTAAGATTCTTTAATCAATGAATCCATGTCTTTGTTGCTGGCCCCTTTCACAAGTCGAAACAAGTGGGCTAACCCTTTCGCTTTAAGGCGGTTATAAAACTGGTAACCAAAATCGGTCACTGAGGTTTTCTTTCCGTCTTTTTCAGAAGCCGAACCACCAGAATCACACAGTGTTAATATCGGTTTCATGACTCGTCCACTGCCATCGGCAACGGGGTATGTTTTCTTGATCACCTGATCGATGAGCAAATCCCAATCTTCCGCGTAAATGGCTGGATTAATACGGTCACCATTTCGATGTGGTGTCGTTAAAATTTCAAAACGGTCGATAACCCAACGCTGCAGCCCTTCGCCAAACACTTGAGCTTGAACCACAAACCGAGCATTGGATTTACCACCTTGAACATCGATACTCATGATCAAGAAACGGCCACCAACAGGCACAACCCCACGCAAATAAGGATTGCCTTTGGCTTTTTCCATCAATTCATGAGCCCCAATATCTTGCCCTTGAGATTGCAAAATATAAGAGCGCCCCATTCGGGTATTGATGAATGAGATCAGTGCACCTTCATCACCACTGTCTTCATAAATGGCTTCGGCATTGAGGTAGCGGTACACCAAGTTTTGCCAACTGCTGTAAGCGGCTATCACCCCTTCAAACCAAAACGTGGCCCATTTGGTTGTGCGTATCTCTGATTCTTCTTCAACTAACTCACCGTATTGATTGACCGCGCCTTCACGAAACCATTGTCCACTTAGGTTCTTCGCATGTTTATCGACTTCTTCAATACGATGGCCGCACCTTGGACAAGCCACATACGCGGTTTGAGACGAGAGTAACGGGTCCCCTTTGTCGTCCCATTTTAAGGTTTCGAATTCCGGCCTAAAGTGCGTATGACAATCGTCGCACGACCAATAGAAACGGCGTCTATCGCCTTGGTTGTAAAGCGATGCGATGCCGCCACATGGTTGTGCCTCATGGGCTAGTAATTCCTCTTCTGGTTTAGGGTGTCGCACGATACGACCAGGAGAGCTTTCAGCCATCACCATGCCTGAAGACTTGGCGTTTTGAACGCGCATTAACATCAGTTCAAACTTCGAACCCTCTTGGCCCACGCCATCATCTGCTCTGTCGTAATCGGTCGCGCCGGCATAACGATACGTCGACGCCGACAAACTGGTTTCTGTTGCGGAATCTAACTTAAGATTCATGCCATTTTTAAACTTTTTAGAGGTGATGTTATCGTCGGATTTTCGCCCCGTTCTTAAACGAGCAATACCTGGCGTCGCTGAAAAGCAGCGGTCTAAATCAGCTTTAGACATATCTGCCGCTTTGGTCTTGGTGCTGTAAATCAGCAACATATCGCCAGGAGCTTGCGTCACCGTGTAATTAATCCACCCTTCGACTAACGCTTTAGTTTTTCCCGAACGTGCGGGGCCGACCACAATCACCGCTTCATAAATGCGCCTTGCTAAGCAGTTCATTGGCTCTTTCATATAAGGCACCAATGAGGATAAAAACTTCGTTACGTCAGTACCATCTGAGATCCACAAATCTTCATCGGCGGCTTCAATGGGGGTTTTATCGGTTGGCGCACAAAGATAAGCGAGCTCTCGCCGGATCTTGCCCGCATCGGCGAATTGAACACCAAGGCGTGAATCAAACTTGTTCAAGCCCATCAGATACCGCCTTTAAATCAAAATTAAGTAAGCTTTCTAAATCTTCTAACTGCTGCGTTGTTGCCGTTGGGATCGCCGATTCAATACGTGTTATCACTTTGTCTTTAAAGCCCTTCACACCTGAAATACAAATGGCTATTTCATTCTCGTAGTCTTCTTTTGCAATGCACTCGTTTGAGTCTTTCTGCAGTGCTAACTTCTCTCGTTCGGATTGAACGTAGGCTCTGAGCTCAGCGGCGGTTTTAAAACCCATCAAATCCGGAGCATCACTTTCTTTAATCATTGCTTTGCATAAATACGGGGCAACTTGAACCACATCGTAAAGGGGAATATTGCCTTTATAGGCGATTGGCTCAATGCCTGCAGACTTAAGCTTTTTTCGGATCGTAGAGCGGTGATAATCGAACGCTTCCAACTCAGTTAAATTCCAAAGTCGCTTTTCATTGTTCATTAAAAGCCCTCTTGAATGAATCTCGTCTCTCCGAGTGTCACGCCCTTATTCGCATTAAGCTGACGTTGCTGATTAATGAAGCTCTCTCAAACTCTGCTTGTTCCTTTCTGAATCTGGACTTGCGCTAACATATAAGGAGTTTCAGCATCGAGCTGAATATGATCATGGCTAACAAGCAAGACAGCGAGGAACCCACGCTTGCACACCCTCGTAAGGAATGAATTACGGGCAGCAACGGATAACGGTGGACGACCACCCAAGTAATAAGTGTTATTTGCCCGTATTTGGTATTGCACTCTCGTAGCCATAAAAGCGACGTAAATACTCGATTTGGTTAGCGCAATTGCGCCAGGCTTCTAGCCACATAGGATCGCGCTCTACTGCTTCACCGTAGGTTTTAGGCGGAACAATAAAAGGTTGTGTGCAAGAAGTCAGATAAACCGCAGGAGGAAGAACTAAGCGGTCTTGGTATTCAGTGATAATCTCAGTGGTAGTACAACCACTCAGAAGAATTAGGAATAGGCACATTTGCACATTCTTCATGTATCAGAACCTCTTTGATTTGGGTCACTGTGCGAATTGTTTCAGTCTTCCGAGCGGCCTTAGTTAGCAGCAACTCATCCGCAGCTTTTTGAGCCTGCCGAACTTCATCGCTTAAGGTTTTAACAGTAATAGACAGTGACTTATTTTTGTTGAGTGAGTCTTGAAACTGGCCCTGAAGCTCACCGTAGCGCTCTGCTTGCACCTTGGTTAAATCAAGCAGATACGCAGAGAAAACGAAGCTACCAAACAGCAAAATAACCAAACCTATCAACAAAGCATTTTTGATAGAGAAGTTCATAAAGTCCCTTATTACCAGCCGTTCAAACAAGTTTGTTGTTCTATTTCGCGACGTTTCACGACCCCTGAACATTGGCTATCAGGATCCCTGCAGTTTTTACCGTTAACATAGACCCAACGTGAAAGTTCGAGGCACGCTTTTAAGGGTTGGTTTTGGTTAAACAACTTAAGCATGGTGGAACGTCTAAAATTGCCAGTGCCAAGGTTGAACACAAAGCTCACCAGGACATCAAACTGAGCTTGAGTAACGTCAGTGGTTAGGTGTTTGTTTACGGACTTTTCGGCGACTTTAATATCGGCAATGAAGTTACGAGCAATGTGTTCTTCACTGACCACATCACCTTGTTTCACGCCTGTTGTGTGACCAAGACCATTGGTCCAAACATCAGCACTGCATTGATAAGCTTTTGTTCGGCACCCTTCAAGGTTGGCGATATGTGCTAGGCCTTGCTGACTGGTTTGCATATCTGGAGTAAGGCTAAAGACGATAGAAAGAACAACCGCGACAGAACAGACGGTTCTATTGATTAAGTTTTTCATAGAGCTCTTCCGAAATTCGTTGCTTGCGAACTTCCTCAAGCAATTTGAGTTTAATGCTGCGATTGGTGAAGTAAGTGACAAACACCATCACTAAACCAATCAGCGCTGCCCAATCTTGGATGCTGAATGCCCCAGTAAGAGCCAGTAAGCCGCTAGTGAGATATGAAAAGAATGAACTGAGTTTTTCTTGCATATGACGCCCACAAAAAAGCACCCAACTTTCACAGTGGAAAGGGGTGCTTTATCAATTATAAACGGTAGAAACGAAAAAACCCCGCTGGTTAGGCGAGGTTTTCTATTGTGGAAACAATGCAGCAACTTAAGTTGAATGTCAATACACTTAGACGAAGTAATCGTTAGTTCGGCTATCAATAGCAAATTTTATTAACTAAAAGCTAAAGCTCAATTGGGTGAGTTGCCACACTGGCTCATTTAAAATCATACAAATATTGCTTAAAAATCAAACGAACAAGTTAGTTTGTTCTGACACTATTTTGGGCAATGTCAAATATCAAACCATCTTTACACAAAAAAACTTCATCTATACATTTGATTTTACTACAATAAAAAAAAATGACGATAGAGTATTCAGATGAAAGCTATACGTGTGCGTAACCTAAGAAGTTTTGATAATAATTCGGAACAAGAATATGTAGAATTGAAACCAATAACCGTATTTATTGGAAAAAACAGTTGTGGGAAGAGCAGTTTACTTCGTACTTTCCCACTACTAAGACAGTCTATCGAAGCTAACACTAGTGGTCCTATCCTTTGGTATGGACAGTATGTTGATTATGGTGCATTTTCTGAAGCAAAAAATAAAACATCCGAAGATAACTCTATATTTTTTGACTATAAGTTTGATTTAAACGTTCATAATAAGGGTTACCCTTCAAAATTAAAAAACTGCACACACCCTGTAGAATTAAACTTAGAAGTAACAGAGAAAAACAAAAGAACAACTACTAAGTCTATCCGTTTAAATGTCTCTGGTATTGATTTCTATATTGATTTTTCATTAGAAGATACAATATTTTTAGATGGTGTTAACCTTAATGTTGATTTCTTTAGTTACAATCTAAGGAATTCATTTATCCCTACAATTGAGCGCAGTGACTTTGATCATAACATGCTCACAAAAGAAGAAATAGAAACTTTTGACCTAGATATAAACAATGATAGTGAAATAGAGTTGAATGAAGATATAAATGACTACTTAGATGAATTGAACGAAGCATACAATGCAAACGACGCAATATCTAGAGAGAACATCAAAAAAATAATTTCCATACTAAAGCCGTTATTAGAAGAAGATATTTATGATGACACTAACTTAGAATACATGCTAGTTGATCATTTGAATTTTTCATCAAAAGAACAAATTGAGTATAAGTTAACTAGTTTATTTAAACTAAAAAGAGATTTAACTTCAAATGAAATAATGCAAATTCATTATAATACAACTGTCATTTATATCCCAGAAATTGTAAACCACATTAATAGATACTTTGAAGTCTATGCAAAAAACATTAAATATGTAGCCCCCTTAAGAGCCACTGCTGAAAGGTTCTATCGATTCCAGGATTTAAGAGTAGAAGAAATTGACCACACTGGCTCGAACTTGGCTATGCTTTTAAGAAACTTACGCAGTCATGAGATCAAGCGTTTCCAAAGGTGGTCAATGCTGCATTTTGGTTTCTTTGTTTCCGTACCAGAGACTAATAGTTTACATTATGAAATCAAAGTCACTGTTAATAATCAGACCCAAAACATCAGTGATATGGGCTTTGGGTTTTCGCAAATTCTACCTATAGTTACAACTCTATGGTTAGAGACTGAAGTTCCTCGATTTAGGAGGGAAAAGTCACCAATAACATTCGTGATTGAGCAACCAGAATTACATTTACACCCTGAATTCCAATCAATTCTTGCTCGTGTATTTTCCGCTATAGCCCAAAACACTAATAATAGAAACAAACGAGAGATAAATATAATATTTGAAACTCATAGTAAAACGATGCTCGATGCCATTGGCGATTATATAGAAGAAAACAACTGCCCAGAATTAGCGGGAATATATATATTTGATAAAAAAGATACATTAACAAGCATTAGCAAATCAGAATTTGATGAATGTGGCGATTTAATTAACTGGCCTATTGGTTTCTTTTCTGGTAGGTAATTAAATGTTTGTTAAAATAAAGAACTGCAATCCAAAAGATTATTATAATGATATTAATAAACAGTCTGCTATCCAAAGTTTCCTAGAGGCACATGGCGAAAGAAAACATATCATTTATTGCCCTAAAAAAACATGTCAAGAAATAGTCACTAGTGGTCTTTTCGGTAATGTTCATAATAAATACTCAAGCGATCTTTTAGACCTAAAAAATGAAATTGGAACTTTAAAAAATAACGTCAGTGTCGATTTAACTATCGACTTTTCCTTGGAAAAGGAAAATATCACTAGTTCAATTATTAATAACCGATTTGAAATCACCTCATCTTATCACTACTTGTTATCGGCATCATTTAAAAACAAATGCACTTTCCTCGCAGAAGATGATTCTGACTGTGAATTCTTCACTCTTATTGCCAAAACAATTACTAAGTTAAGATTTGGGAAGAACATAAGCTTGTCCTTCAACAACCTAGAGGGGGGAGGCTCAAGAACTCATAAAAAATACAAAAGAATGCTCTCAGATAAATCTTTTGGCATATGTATTTTAGACAACGATAAAAAACACCCTTTGGGTGCAGAAGGGGATACTTCAAAAGCCTTCAAATTGGACCGAGAACAGCGTGGTTATGCTGTCAATCAGGAATGTATTGTTCTTGATTTCCACGAAGCCGAATGTGTTGTACCACACGAAATATTAATCAACGTAGTTGATAAGAGCAAGATTGATACTTTGGATAAAATTGAAATCTATGATCGTCATAAAGAATACCAATTCCGACGTTACTTTGATCATAAGAAGGGTATTAATCTGGCAAAAAGCTGGGATCTGGACTCAATCTACAACTATGAATTCTGGGAACCTTTTTTTGTGCAAGAACCTTTATTTCAAACTAAGCCTTGTAGACAAATTAAAAAATGTATCAATGTTAAAACAAACATACAGTGCGAGAACTGTATAAATATTGACGGTTTAGGTGAAAAAATCTTGGTCGAAAGTATTGATGAAATGAAAAAAGTTCACCTCAGGCCTATTTATAATAGATTGACACCTCATATCAAATCTCAATGGGATTTTATAGGTCAAAAGCTCTTAGATTGGGGGTGTGTGCTATCCCTTCCTCCAATTAAGTCATTCTGAGAATTAGAATGACTATGTGCCAGTAATAATGCAAATTTCTACTGGCACTACTCCTAAGCGATTTCCTTTTCTCTCTCCAATCTTCCCTGCAATGCCAAAGCAGCGGCACTACGCTTATCCACCAAGCGTTTTACTAGCTTTCTAAGAATCGTTTCGTATTTCTTAAAGCGTGAAAAGGTGACGGGTAAAGTTTGGCAAAAGAAAGCAAAGCGCGTTTCTTGCGTCCAGCCTATACGGCCACCATCGCAGCATGGGCAGGTTCTTCTTGCTCGGTTTTTGGCAATGTATTTACCGCTACCATTACATTCAGGGCAGACTTGGCCGAACTGCTGCGTCGCTTCTGCAATCGCGGTAGAGACTAAGGCTTGGAGCGCTTTATCTGGGTATGGGCCGCGCCATGTTTCCATTAGCGTGTTGGCTTCCTGTAAGGTGCTTTGGTAAAGCTTGTTAAGTGCAGGCCTATCTTGCAAATACTCAACGAATAACACCAAAAAACCTACTGGTGCTTCCTTCCAGGCTAGACCAACAATTGCCAGCTGCTCATCCTGAGAAAGTCCCCCCTTACCGCCAGAACAAAGGTCGTAGGTGACCCCTTTTACATTGAACTTTGCCAATAGCTTTTCAATTTGCATTACGCCCTCGCTCCCAGAGCTGCGACCCTAGCAAATACCGAGTTCTTTCGAAACTTCTTAGGATTGGGGCGCTCAAGCTCATTGAGTGGTTTGACCTTAGATTTATCGGTCAAACGCATCGCGTTTCTTGAGGGGAGCGAGCCATCCTTGGCTTTATCTGCGTACTTCTTCAACGTTTTTCGGAACTTCACTCTAGCCTCACGTTCGCTTAGCAGGCCTCTACAAACAAAACCCACCTCTTGCGATGTCCAGTACTCGATATCCCCCTTGGGTTCACAACGAAGCATTCGAGTAAATGCCTCGTCAATATCAACCAACTCTTCACGTCCCATAGACACAAACTCTGGCAAGCTTGGTGGCCATACACCCCCTTCCAACAAAGCCTGATTGACTGCACGACGAATCTCACTGACCGACATCGTTGTAATCGCTTGAGTCCAAGTCGATGGTAGTGCCTGATGCGGCCATTTCGTCCCGTAAGCCTCCACAAACTTGACTTGGATCCAATCTTCTAGGTTCAAAAGAATCACTTTGTCGCCCAATCGATGTGGCAGTGTGTCCGTATCGTTCGAGCAACTCGGCGTTGTATTGCTCGACTCGATTTTTGGGTGCTGCTTGGCTTGTTCGAGTCTTTTCATGGTCGTCGTTCCATCGTTCTTGATTCAAGTAAGTCGTTAGGTGCAGCTTATCGAAACCAAACTGTCGATTGGCCACACGAGTTTCTACATCTCGACAGAGCATCTCGGTGAACACTTCCGGAGGTTCACTTTGCGCTGTCACGATACTTTTGAATTTTGCTAACGAGTTCTTCTTCGATTTCTTGGTTGGGTATGCGGCCCAAAGCCGATCAAAGCAAGATTCAATCACCGACACAGGATCTTTATTGTTAGTAGTCTCTGGTAGTCTCTGTGTAGTCTCTGTTTTAGTTTGGCGCTTTTGTGCAGCACAGGTTGGCGCATTTGTACTACACTGCTTGGCGCATTCCGCCAAACTAGAATGGCGCAATTGTGCAATCAAGTTTGGCTCATTGATTTTGTAAAAAATACGGCACGGAACCCCCTGTTTTTTCTCTTCAAGAATGCCTAAATCACGCAGTTTTTTTCGTGCAGTGTCTAGCTCGCGCCGTGTCATTCCGGTTTCTTCTTCCCACTCAGCTTGAGTTTTATAGAAGTAACCGGATACATTGGTTCTTCGGCTCCAATAAATCGCTTGGCTTAGCATTAATGCGCCCGTAATGCCGATGCCCAGCTTGACGAATGGTCGATGAAAAGCGATGGGCCTATCTAGAAATTCGATCATTTAACCGCCCTCGCCTTCATGGTTTGTAGGATTTGCTTCGCTTTATTGCGCGACACCACATAACGACAATTGCCGTTGTTTGCTATCCACAGCATTTGGCCATAGTAATTTTGATAAAAAAGACTCATTGCACAAAGTTCTCTTGTTTTGTTAATTCGCGTAGTCATTAAATGCATTCAGGTGGTCAGCCTTTTTGCGCCATCAATGTTTCTAAGTATTTAAGTAACGGGTCGTGAGAGCCGGCGCTCTCTTGTAGCTCTCGGTAGGCATCACGAAGTTGTTCAGACGTGGCATGTTCACCAAGCAATAGTATCGAGCGGAGTGCTTCAGATGACTCTTTACTAAAATCGGCGAGTAGTTGGTCACGGTTCGCCATGGTTTGACTGGAGCCAATAGCCGCAACTGAATACCCAAGCGGGTTTAAGAACTGATTCAGTGCAGCCGTTGCCCTAGCTTTAGGCATGGCTGCAATAATTGCAGGCAACAAATCCATCACGTTGGCTTTGGCCTCTGTGCTTGTTCTGCTGACATAACGAAATAAATTCTGAGTGTTGTTAGGATTGTTGAAAGCCGACGGCACTTTGAGAAGATGTTCCCTTTGGCAGTCCTCCTCTTCGTAAATTTTCATCTTGTGATAAAAACGAGAAATGTATTCTGCAATTTGTTCTTTCGTAGCATCACTTCGCCAAGCGACTACCGCGTTATGCATAACGCTTTTTAAACTGGGTTGCATGGTTCTTCCTTACTGGTTGTTTATCCAGAATGTTGGTGATCAGCCTTGACCTGAAAAATTTAATATGATGTTAGAAAATATCTGGCCTCAGTTGATGTTTATCGACCTCTCCATTAGTTACGTCATGTAAGTTTTTTGCTAATGCAGCCCCTGGGATTTTGTGTCCAGTAATCACCAAACGTAAGTACCCTGTACTTGTTTTTAGTTTCTTAGCCATAGATTTTCTTTGCGTATCAGATAACTGACACCAGTATTCTTTATACATATTAAGCACCTCTAAGGTACATAATACACAAACAAAACGTACCTTCAAGGGTATGTACCTTTTAGGAACAAATTCTTAAAGTAACAACATGTTCTAAGTAGTTAAAAATGCTCAGGTAGATGTAATGAAAACTGCAGAAGATATTAGAAGAGAAAATGCACGATCTCTCGCTCAAAAAGTTGGTGGTACTACGGCATTTGCAGACAAAATTGACCGTTCTACAACTCAAGCCAGTCGATTTATGGGAAAAGGCGCAACACGTGCTATTGGGCCAAAAATTGCTCGACACATAGAGAAATCTTTCAACATGCCAGAAGGTTGGTTAGATACAGATCATACTGAAGAAGAGCTAAAAGAAGCGTCGACGCAATTCACTACAACACAAACTAGACGAGTACCTATTCTTAGTCATGTGCAAGCAGGTTCTTGGGGTAAAATCGACTCTAAAGACATTATTTACGAGGAGTTAGACTGGCAAACAACCTCAAGCAATATCAGTGAGGAGGCCTTTGCCATGCGTGTTACGGGCAACTCTATGACCAATCCACATGGTTCCCCGTCGATACCAGCAGGCTCCATTGTAGTAGTTGAACCATGCAACTGCCCTGATAATGGAAAGATTGTCGTAGCGACACTTAATGATGCTCCAGAGGCAACGATTAAAAAGCTAGAGATTGATGGTCCACATAAGTTTTTGGTCCCACTGAACCCCAAATATGACCCTATCCCAATCAGTGGGAATTGCCGAATAGTCGGCTATGTAAAACAAGTCATTATGAACTTGTAGCAAAGAATCACTCAAAGAAGGCCGCTCACAATAGCGGCTTTTTTTGTACCTTAAATTCGTAAAATTCAAATGAAGCCCAAAAAATGTACTTTACAAGAACAAATATAATAAGTACCTTAAGGATACATTATGACGAATAACAATGTACCTAAAGTAAAAAGGAAACCCCATGACGTATTTATCTCTTACAGACATAAACAAAACTCTAGAAGGCGCTAAAGCTATTCAATTACATAGAACGAGCTTCGAACATTACCTAGCAAAGATGCCAAAAAGCGATCCGTTTTATGACGATCTAGAACAACTCATTCAGCTAAGCGATAGGTGTGAAAATTTGGAAGTAAGCGTAGGAAAAGAAGACGCCCAAACGATCCATCAGTTCAAGGCTCTTTCTGACCAATTGAGCACTAAATTGAATGAAATGAGATTTTGAAAGGCTGAAAAAGAGAAAACCCCTATCGGTGACCAAACCAATAAGGGCTTACTTTGTGCAATGAGAATTAGATAACCAAACCTAAACCTCGCAATCAGTATATAACTGGCTGACCACCAATTTCAAGTACGTAGACTGATTGCCAGGTTTCATCCTGAAACCAAAGGAACTTTGTGTAATGACGACTCCCCCACTTCGAAACTCTCAGGAAGAGTTTATCCATAAAAAGATTCATCAAATCTTACTTGGTGAAGGCTACAAGCGTGACGAAGCAACTCGGGCTTGTAACTTCGCGATTAAAATCTATCGAACCACCGCTTCGTTCGGAGGCCGTGGCGGCAAGTGTTTCGACTTTTGTTTAGCAAAAGCTCGCCAGTTGCTTGCCCCAGTAAAAAAGAAGGCCACCGCTCGAAAGCGAAAAGCTGCAAAATGACTAAGGAACGTAAACGCAAACAAGCAGCAGTTCGCGCCAAGCGCCTAAGGGATAAGCGTAAAACCAGTGGCAATAACGATATCCGAGTGACGTTATCACCCAATGAAATCACAAAGCTTAATGATATATGCCAGTTCTTCGCTTACCCAAGGGAACCTTACACCCAAATTGAAGCTTTGCAGTCGCTTATTCATCGTGTTCATGCCGAGATACCCAAGATAGAAATCGATTTGGGTTGTTGCGGTAAATGTGGTGAACAGCTACCACAAGGCTGCGCTAAGTTACGCCAAGGCGGTTTGTTTAATGGTGATGCAATGTGTTGGCACACCACGAACCGAGTACGAATTATGCCACCAGCAAAAGGAGTTGCCCAATGATCAGTTTCGCCGTCTATGCCGTTATTTGTGCGGTGTTTTATGTTTGTTATATGAAAAGTTCAGCTAATAGAGGAAATTAAAATGGCCAATTCAACGATAAACCTAGCAACACAACGCTTTTTCATCAGTGATAAAGAGGTTCGTGAAACTCTTGGTATTAGCCAGCCTACTCTGTGGCGTTGGACTCAAGAGCTCGGATTCCCAAAAGCGGTGAAAGGCATGAGAGGAAAACGTCCTTACAAAGAGTTCATTGAATGGGCGAAAGAGCGCGGGATGATTTGAGCATTTAGAAAGGGAAGCAAGCGCTTCCCTTTTTTGACTAGAACAAACTGATGCATTCTTTCCATAGGATTTATCAATATAACCTTTGAGAAGAGCTGAGATATCAATATCCTCTAAGCGGAGAAGAGCCGTTCAGCTCATGTGAATATAGGGGGATTTATACAATAAAAAGTAGTTTTTGGCGATAGCACCTAATTTTATCAACTAACTAAAAACATTCCCATATGTGGGAATGCTTTTGCTACCTAGTAGTTGGCTTCCGCTGCGGGTTGGAGTGAGTCACTAACATTTTCTACTGTATATGTATAGCTACTATCTTTGCAGCTCAAATATTTTAGTCTTTGCGCTGTGATTTCACATATACTCTTGTAGCCAGATTTAAATGCGATATGGTTTTCTGAGATCAAGTCTTTTGATTCCATAAGAATTACCCTGCGATTTCCACCGTCAGTTTTGTTTAGCTCATAAGCAGCGTGAGCAGTGGTTCCCGTACCTGCAAAAAAGTCTAAGATCAAATCGTCTGGCTGAGACATCTGATCAATAATATCTTTTATGTACTCTAGCGGCTTCGGAGTATCAAAAAGCTTATCACCATATATCTCTTTGATTTCTTTAGTTCCGCACTCTGTGTAATACGAACTCTTATTCCACAGCGTTCTAATTTTTATTCTCTTTTCATCAGAAGCATAGTTTTTGACATACACTGTTCCTTTCGGGCTTGCATACAGTTGCCAAGCACGTTCCTTTGCAGTGTCTCTACCCCATAGCCAGCGTCTTTCAACTCCTTTTGAGTCGATGGGATATACCTCTTTTAGATGTGGATCAGGCTCCAGAAAAACTTCTCCAACTTCGTTAAAGTAGAGGGGGTAAAACATGTTTGGTCTGTCAGTCCTTAAGCTGGCTTGGCCTTTCTTCCTGAACAATCCATCGATTCTGTATCGCCCGTGCTTATCAGCTTTGTCGTACTTTTCAGGATCATCCATAGCTCCTCGGAGTTTCGCCTTATTTGTCTTTCCGTAAACGACTAAATACTCATGACTTGCAGCAATGTTCTTCTTGCTACCTTTTCCATTCTTTGAGCGACACACAACGATATTGCCGAGAAAATTATCTTCTCCAAAAACTTTGTCCATCAGCACTTTAAGGTAAGGAAACTCATAGTCATCAATACTTATCGCAATAACTCCAGAATCTTTAAGTAAGAAATGAACAGCGACTAGTCTAGGAAGCATAAACTCCATCCATTCAGAGTGCTTTCCCCACAACCCGACATCAGGGCTTTTTCGAGAGTCGTTGTAGATGAACTTACTACCACAGTTGTACGGAGGATCTATGTAGCAAAAACCTATTGAATCTGAATGCTTTTCAGACATACCTATCAAGTGATTTAGGTTATCGCCACAAAAAACAGTGCAATCTGTATCATTAGCAACGTGCAAAGTAGATAATGAATCTTCTGCAAACATGTCTTTTTGTAGACACTTGCCTAATCCAATTGATATTGATAAGGTGCTGATTTTACTGTTTATTATTGAGAACATATTTACTCCAAGTTAACGACACAGAGTATAACCTTTTTTTAGTCACTATGCAGTGGTGTTAAAGCATGAAACTACCTTCGGAAAACCTAAGTGTGCCAGATAAACTCGCAGAGTTTGAGCAGTGGTTAACCCCAAAACTAGAACGAATTAAGGACACTGATAAGTTCAATACTGAAATATCGTCTCTGTGTAATTGTATTCGAAATCTGTCTAAGTACTTAGATAATTTCGAAAAAATGGAGCTTTGCACTATTGAAAATCTAGTAGATGCAATTGTAATGTCTAGTTCCTCATTTACTAGTGGCGTCAGTTTTTTTGAAGACGAGTCAGCCCTAACTAACTACTATGACTCAATCTTTAACTTGCTGTTTCTCGCAACAGGAGCAACGGACAATAATCTCAAGAACCACTTTTTGATTAAACTCAAAGAAGATGAAATTTCAAGCTCCATTCCCAAGAGAGGGAGTGGTAAAAAGCTCATCAAGTTCACCCTTAAACCTCTCCCCAACACGACTAAAGCTGACTATGTTGCAAGACAATTAGCCGCCTGCTATGTAGGTGGGATTCAAGAGTATGACACTCTAGTTACTACTGAGCCTACCTTTTCATTGAGACAATACCTAAAGCTGTACCTTGTTGAATATGTTTCTTTAATACTTGAAGACGAAGAAGATGTATTGCAACTTTGGGCAATGTGCTCATCGTTTATGAAGTTAAGTAGCCAATCAGAAGATATGGCTAGGTATTTGATTAGCTCATGCACAATTTTCAAAGTAAGAGGCTCGGTTTCTGCTAGTGGCGGACACATTCCTGAAAATATATTGCGAGAAAAACTGACAGAAATGGGGCTTAAGCCTGATGTTGACTTTAATACTTCAGATGTCGTGATCGGCGAAGAGATGGTTACTGAAGGGGGAAAACGTAAGAAAAAAACAAGAGCGTATGACTTCGTTCTCCCATACAAAACGGAAGGTTGGCAACCCAAGTTATTTATTCAGTCACAATTCTATGCGGGTGATAGCGGTAGCGTCTCACACAAGGTAGTAGACCAAACCTCATCATCTAGACAATTCACAAAAGAAAAATACCCTGATGCGAAGTTTATCGAGTACTTGGACGGGGCAGGTTACTACGCTTCATTAAGAGGCGATTTGGAACATATGCTAACCATGTCAGACACTCATACTTTCATTCAAGTTAAATCAATACTAATCAGACTTCGACGCGAATTTCAGCACATTCAGTACCTTACACCTGTTGAGTTTGAGCATGCAATTTTTGAAACCGCTCTAGGAGTTAGAGACGATGTATTCGTCAACTTAATAAGAGACGGCTACGACTTAAATGAGATTGAACGTGTGGAAACAGAGGTACTAGCAGATTGTCAGATCACCATATCTAATTCACAGTACACTATCGAAGAAAACAGGATTAACTACTCAAGAAAACTATTCTTGCTTGATGTTGCAGCCACCAACGCTGACAAAATCACGAATGAACAACGCCGTTCAGGGAGATATATCTTAGTTCCAGGTTTTGGCTCAAACTTCGGAATACTTGGTTCTGAGCTTGCTGGCTTAGTTTGTCAAAAAGCAAACTATATAGAAATAACCCCAGCTCAATACGAAGAAGACCTAGAGTGGCTCCTTGATGAAAAGGTCATTGCTCGCTGCTAG